TGGGTACAGGATGACCGATTCCTGAACATGATTACGTTCTACCAACAGCGATACAACGAGGAGTTGGTTGCTGTATTCGCTGACGGTGTTGAGTACGACGATGACAACAGCGGCACCATTGAAGACGATGAGCGCGGCATTGTGTCCTATGGACGGCTAACGCGATGACTCTCGGCCTTCAGGTAACGATGAAGCCACGCGACGTTGCAAAGATAACGAAGCAAGAGCAGCGCGACATTAAGCGCGGCATAGATAAGGCGATAAGTCGCGTCGGCTCTCTTGGCAAGCAGATCATCCTTCAGCGCACCAAAGTGGGCGAGGGTGTAGACGGGCCTTTCAAGGCGTACACACCCGCGTACATATCTCAACTCGCTAGTGAGGGAAAGCCATCTATCCCTGTGGACTTGTTCAACACCGGACAGATGATTCGGTCGATTCAGGTTCGTCGCTCTAACAGCCGCACAGCAGAAATCTACTTCGACAATCCAGAGGCGGCGAAAAAAGCGGCATTTAACGACCGCACAAGGCCGTTTTTTGGGTTTAACGCAAAAGAAGAAGATCGCTTGGCGGCGTTATTCCGTAAGGAGATCGGCAAGTGAGCGTGAGGGAGAACATCGCAGGCAATCTGGTTACTACGCTACAAGCAGTGACCACGCCAACAGACATCAAGTTCGTGACCCGCGAACCGTTTGATTTTGACAAGTTAAGCAACGCGCAATATCCAGCGGTGTTGGTCAGAACGACAAACGAAAACAGGGAAGACGGAACCGTGGGTGGGAGCATGACTCAGCGGTTCGGCACGATTGACTATCAGCTTGTGTGCTATGTGAAGGGCACAGGCTTGGATCAAGCAAGGAATAACATTGTCGAGTCTATCGAAGAGAAACTTGACGAAGACAGATCACGCGGTGGTCACGCAATCGACACTCAGATTGTCAGCGTGGAAACCGACGATGGCAGTATTACTCCGATTGGTGGGGTGATTTTAACGGTGCGAATTGAGTACCAATACACTAGAGGCACAACCTAAGAGGTGAAGCATGGCAACGACTAAAGGCTCAAGCGGCGTAGTCAAATTGGCGGTAAACGGCGGCACTGTCGCTGCTATGGGTGAGGTTCGCAGCTTCACCTTGGATGAAACGGCAGACACGATAGAAGACAGCGTGATGGGCGATTCTGCCCGCACATACTTGTCCTCTCTCACTTCTGCCACTCTCTCGATGGACGTTTACTGGGACGACGCTGACGCCGTTCAACTGGTAATGGATTCTGGAGCAGACCTGGACTTTGAACTGTATCCAACAGGAACGGGTACGGGAGAGAAGTATTACAGCGGTGGTGGCATCCTGACTAGCAAGTCATTGACTGCATCGTTTGATGGTATGGTGGAGGGTAGCTTTGAGCTACAAGTCTCGGGAGCCGTTACCGAAGCCACCGCATAAGGAATCCCACAATGGGTTTAGCTAAAGAATTACGAAATAGAAGACAAGTGAATGCTCGCAAGATCGAGGTCGAGGCATGGGCTGATCCAGATGGACAGCCCTTTGCCATGTATTGCTTCCCGATCACATGCTACGACATAAACCAACTGCAGAAGAAGCACCCGAAGTTTATGGAAAACACGACGATGGCGGCAATGATCGACCTTATCGTCATGAAAGCCAGCGACGAAAGTGGTTCTCGGTTGTTTACGTCGCCAGAAGATAGAACCGACCTGATGGGCGAAGAGACTAGCGTAATTTCCAGCATCGCCGAGCAGATGTTCGCTGAGATCGAATCAGTGGAGGATCAGGAAAAAAACTGACGAGCGATTCGTTAAGGCTAAACCTGTTGGCCTTGGCGGATCGTCTACACATGAGCATCGGCGAAGCCGAGCAGATGCCCCTCTCTGAGTTCAATGAATGGGTGGCGTATTTCAAGATAATGAGCGAGAGAGACGATGGCTAACAAAGATGTTTTGATTCAGATAAAAGCGGTTGATAAAACCAAGAGGGCTTTTTCTGGCATCACAAATGCACTGAAGAAGGTCACTGGCTCCGTTCTGAATATGAAGACCGCAATCGTTGGCGCTGTTGGCGCTGGCGGTTTTGGCGCTTTGATTCAGTCATCAATCAATGCTGGAGATGAGTTAGCAAAAACAGCGGATAAGCTCGGGGTGACTACTGAGGCTTTGGCTGGCCTACGTCACGCAGCAGACCTTACAGGCGTGTCTACAGGCACGATGGACATGGCGATGCAGCGGTTCACAAGACGCGCAGCAGAGGCCGCTAAGGGCACTGGAGAGGCTAAGGGCGCACTCCGAGAGCTTGGTATTGATGCTGAGTCCATTGTTCGCCTACCGCTTGACGAGCAAATGAATGTCGTGGCTGACGCGATGCAGGGTTTAGACACGCAGGCTGACAAAGTTCGCATCGCCATGAAGCTGTTTGACAGTGAGGGTGTGGCGTTAGTCAACACTCTTGGCGGCGGGTCTGAAGCACTGAAGGCCATGACAGCAGAAGCCGAGCACTTCGGTGTGACGCTCTCTCGCACCGACACAGCGCAGATGGAAGCTGCGAACGATGCCATCACTAGGCTACAGGCTGTATTCACCGGTCTAACCAATCAACTTGCCGTAGCATTCTCGCCAATCATCACTTTTGTGGCTGATGCGTTCAGGCAGGCCTCATTGGACTCCTCAGATTTTGGCAACATCGGGCAAAGAGTCGCGGGAGCAGTGGTCAAAGCCTTTGGTGTTGTTCGTACCATTATGCATGGCGTGGAAATCGCGTTTAAGACCACACAACTTGCTGTGATGGAGATGGCAAACGCCATTGGTAGCAAATTGATTCCACCATTGCAGGCGTTCATCGACATATACAACAAGATCGCTGAATTCCTTGGTATGCCACTCATATCTGAGAGTGCGGCTCAAATTATGGGGAATCTGCCCCAAGACATCGCTGTTCTAGCTAAAGAGTTGGAAGTTCTGAAAGCAAGCAATCCAGGGTTGGAGCTATCCACCAGCATGGAAGCGTTTATCGTTGCCAACAGGAGGGCGGCGCAATCCGTTGCAGATGTTACCGCTGCGGCTCAGGGATTGGATGGTAAAGATATTAGCGCCCCTACCATTGCTGACCGTCTGAACGACAGCTTCACCAAGCTGCAAGAGAATCTGCCAACTGTACAAGAGCAGATGGACAAGATGGCCGGAACAACGATGAAGAACATGTCCGACGGACTGATGAGCGTCGTTAAAGGCACGATGTCTGTTAAAGACGCATTCAAGCAGATGGCAGCAAGCCTAATCATGCAAGCCATTCAATTATTCGTGATCGACAAAATCACTGGCGGATTCTTGTCGTTTGCCAAAGGTCTGACCGGTAAAGCCATCGGTGGTTCCGTTCAATCTGGCCAGCCATACATGGTTGGAGAGCGTGGGCCTGAAATGTTCGTGCCCAATCAGTCTGGCTCTATCGTGCCCAACAAGAAGATGGGCGGGGGCGTAACTGTAATAAATAACGTGGACGCTCGTGGTTCTGGCGCTGATGTAGACCAGAGGATTAAATCTGCTATGGCCCAGACTTCGCAGCAGACTATAATGACCATTCAGGATTTGATGCGTAGGAGACGGTTCGTATGACCACATTTTCATTTCCTAGCATCACACCCACCACAAACACGTTTGAGCTTGTAGCTAACACGCGCACGTTTCAGTCGCCTTTGACTAACGCTGTGCAAACGTCATCGCGCAAGGGTTCGCTGTGGCGAGCGACTTTGCAATTTAACAATCTTTCGGGCGATGACAGGAAGGTGATGCAAGCGTTCTTGGTAAGCCTTAACGGACAAGAGCACAGGTTCACTTTACATGACCACTCTCATACAAAACGAGGCACTGGAGGCGGGACGCTGGTTGTCAATGGTGGTAGCCAATCGGGTTCAAGTCTAATATGCGACGGCGCGACTGCTTCTGTGAGCAATTACCTTCGAGCAGGCGATTACATCAGCTTCAATAATGAGCTGCACATGGTAACTGCCGACGCCAACAGTGATGGAAGCGGTAATGTAACGCTCTCAATAGCACCACCGATCCGTAAGACACCATCAGACGATACTGTGGTCGATTATACGGTTCCCGTTTCCGGTGTTTTCATGCTTGCTGGGCCAGCGTCATGGGACACTCAAACATCAATCACCAGCAACTACTCAATCGAAGCGGTTGAGGATGTTCTAGCGTGAGTCGCGGTTTCCCTTCAAACGTACTGACTGCGCTATCAGCACAGCATGTTGTCCTGGTTACATTCGCAAAGATTGAGTTCCCAAGTGGGACGGTGTACCTGCACAACAGCATCGGCACGTTTACGTTTGGGGGCAACTCATACCAAGGCGTAGGTGATTTGGGCGAGATCAGCCAGATTGAAGAAGGCAACGACGTTAGCCCTTACGCGATCACACTCTCACTCTCTGGGCTTGATACGACAATCGCAGGCGCGGCGCTCAACGAGGACTATTACCAAAGGCCGGTGACGGTGTACCTGGGAGTCCTGAACGACACAGGCGCTTTGATAGCCGATCCAACAGTGGTTTGGGAAGGCTTCATTGACCAGATGAATGTCTCGCTTGGCGCTGATGGCGGGGATGTGATTGCTTTGGTTGCAGAGTCGGAACTGACGATTTTCGACAAGTCTAGCAACCTTAAATATACCCACGCTCAACAGCAAAAAGAGCACAGTGGCGACCTGTTCTTTGAGTTTATGACAGGGATTGACGGTGCAAAAATTCGCTGGGGGTCTGCTGAGAGCGACGGTGTTGCTGGCTCAACCAATGACATCCGAATCACCTCTCGGCACGAGGGCGGTAGGTAATGATCTTGGCGCATGGGGCAAGCTCAATGCGTGTATATCAAGCGTTGAACAAGTGGGAAAAGCGCGATTTTAGCTATGGTGATGCCGATTGCTGTCAGTTCATCGCCTTCGTTGTTGAACAGCTAACGGGTAAAGATTACGCCGCTGGCTTTCAGTACGAATCAGAGGCGCAAGCTGAGTTGATAGTGGGGAGAGAGGGCGAGCTTGTCGATTTCATTGGCAGCATATTGGGCGAACCGAGCGAAGAATTAAAAGATGGCGACCCGTGTATCGTTGCCGCGCCGATTGTCGGTCAGGTTTGTGGAATTAAATTGAGGGACAAGGTGGTCTGCTTAACAAGCAAAGGGTTCGCACAGATACCCGACCGCTATCTTGTCTCAGGATGGAGTGTGTAAGTGCCACAGGTAATTGTAGGAGCTTTAATTAAGATTGGCACCGCTGTGGTTGGAGCCATTGGCTCTGTTGGTGTTTATAGCAAAACGACTCTTGCGATTATAGGCGGTGCAACGGTAGCGGCTGGGGCCGTTCTTACTAACGCCGTTATGAAATCTCTTTTGCCAGATGTTTCTATGCCGCAATCGGACACAGATAGATCAAGGCAGCAAACGGTCAGAGGTACGATTGAGCCTCAGAAGATTATCTATGGTGAGGCACTCGTATCAGGGCCGATAGCTTTTGTGGGTGTTGCAGGTACAGACAACAATGACCTGTACCACGCAGTTGCTCTTGCTGGACACGAATGCCACTCCATTGGCTCGGTGTTCTTTGACCTAGAAGAAATAACCACGGCGCAGATCAACGGCAGTGGGCAGGTGACGGCTGGCGTTTATGGCCCGACTAGCGATGACCCCTCAACCTTCATAGCAACGATTGAGAAGAAGTTGGGCACAGCAACTCAGTCTGCAAGCACCCTGCTAGACAGCACATTCTCCGCTGTAACGACCGCGCACCAAGGCAAGGGTATTGCCTACGTTGTCACTAAATGGAGCCTTACAGCGTCATCTCAAAGCGTGTGGGACGCTCGCACACCGAGGGACATCAAAGCTCTTGTCAAAGGCAGGATAATTTACGACCCCCGCCTAGATACAAGCGCAGGAGCCGCACCGACCAACGCTAATTTTCAAGCGTGGAGCGACAACCCAGCATTATGCGCTGCGGATTACCTGACAAACACTGACTTTGGTTTGGGCGTAGCGCACAGCAAAATTGACTATGCCGCAGTCGTTACCGCTGCGAATGCTTGCGATGTGAGCGTGGCAATCCCTACCAGCGCGACACAAAAGCGGTTCACTTGTAACGGGGTGCTTTTCGCAACTGATAGCCATAGGGCGAACATCAATAAGCTCCTCTCCTCGATGAATGGAACGCTGACATACTCTAATGGCGTTTACACCATCAAGGCAGGCATCTTTGAGGCTGCAACAGAAACGCTGACAGAAGATGATCTGGCTGGGCCTATCTCTATAAAGACCAGCGTGGAGCGGGGGGAAAGGTTCAACACGATTCGCCCAATGTTTGTTGACCCAGCGCAGAACCACAAGAGCGTAGAGGCACCAGAGGTTCAGCTAACAGCGGCGCTTTCTAGGGACAACAACGAGGTCTTAATTCGAGACATGCAGTTGCCCATGACCAATAATACTTATATGGCGCAGCGGATCGCTAACAAACAGATCCAACTGAGCGATCAACAGACCGTTCTTTCGTGGCCCTGTAACCTCACCGGCTTGCGGGTAGACGTTGGAGACAGAGTACAAGTTACCGTTGAAGAACTAAGCTATTCCAACAAGATCTTCAGGTGCGTTGGCTGGTCATTTAGCGACAGCCAAGACGGTGTCGTAAGCCTCACTCTTATTGAGGATGACAGTGGAAGCTATGCAGACCCAGCAGAGGCCGAGTATTCCACGGTTACTTCAACAGGTGTTATCACGCCGGGATTTCGTGGCGTACCTGATCCACAGAACCTCACAGCAACGGCTGGCGTTAAGAATATCGAGCTGAACTGGACTAACCCATCAGACACGTCGCGGTTCAATCACATCGTCATCTACGCCGGTTCGACTTCCAGCTTCAACGCTAGTCAGGTGATCGGTAGGGTGAACGCAACGCAGTTTGTCCATGACGGCAGCAATGCGACAGACCCTATTGGGCCAGGCGACCAAAGATATTATTGGATTCGTGCTGTGTCCTACGGTGCTGGATCTGGAACTGGTATTGAGTCAGATCGCAACCCAGACAACGATATATCAACGATTCAGGCCACATGCGGGAGCAATGACCCCAACTTCACAGACATCGTTGACAACATTGGAACGCAAGGCCCGCCCACCAATCTCACGCTGGTTGAGACAACGACCCTTGGAAACGATGGTGCGACCCTGCCAGCAATCAAAGTGTCATGGACAGCGCCATCCACGGCTACCTATGTGGCGTTCTATGAAGTCCAGATTAAAGCAGCGAACCCATCTGAAATTGATTACGGCTCAGTTGCAAGCACTCACACCGCGACTGAGGACTATGGAAGCATCGCAAGTGCGGTCACAGTTGAATTGAACTATGGGCTAATCAGCGACCCAATCAGCGGCACCCTTAGCGAGTTTTCGAGCAGTAATGTTTACGGCACTGTCAGAACGCTTACGGGTATGCAGGAGCTCGAGAAGTATCAAATCAAAGTGAGGGCGGTCACAAGGACAGGCACGACCAGCACGTTCATTAGTGGCGAGATCCAGCTTCAGGGCGACCAGACTGCCCCTGGAATCCCGTCCAGCTTTAGCGCAACGGGCGGCATTCAGCAGATTAAACTGAACTGGCAGAATCCAGATGACAGCGATTATTCGAGGACAGAGATCTACGAAAATACGGTAAACAACTCTGCCGGTGCAACGCTTGTCGTGGATACCAACGCAGACCAGCACACCATTACTGGTTTGCCTAATTCTGCGACTCGATACTATTGGCTGAAGAGTGTAGACCGCAGCGGTAATAGGTCGGACTTCTCTGCTACTGCATTCGCTACGACGTCAAAGGTTGCTCTGACAGACTTGGCGCAAGACGTAACCGACGCAATCGCCAATGCCTCAGATAGTGCCTTCGGTGTGAAGCCGGTGTCATCTTTGCCTGCTGGTGGAACGTATACCGGCGAGTTGGTAATCAGAACGACAGACAACACCATCTTCGTCTGGACGGGTACTCAGTGGACAACTCAAGTATTCACTGCCTCAAATGTTGACCCTGGATCCATAACCGCCGCCTCGTTTGCTAGTGGCGTTGAGCCGATCTCGGCGGTGACAAGCCTACCCTCACCATCGGGTTATACAGGGCCATCACTTGTCTTCAATACCACTTCAAAAAAGCTGTTCCGCTACAATTCTTCGGTTCCAGAATTTACGGCAGCAATCGACACAACAGACCTTTCTGGCACGTTAGGTTCTGCACAGTTTGCCAATGACCTTCGGCCTGTTGAGGTGGTCAGCAGCCTTCCAACGACAGGCAACTTCGAGGGACGTGTTGCTGTTCTTACAAGTGATGACAAGCTCTATCGCTATACCGGAAACGCTTGGACGAAGGCTATATCCGCCGCCGACTTAGACGATCAGGTAAATTTAGCAACGCAGGTTTTCGGTCAGGTTCAAGCGGCAAGCCTCACGGCGGGGCAAGTATCAGCGAGTTCTATCGCTACCAATGCCGTGACCGCTGCAAAGATTCAAGCCGGTGCGATTGCGACAGCGAAGCTTGCAGCTAGTGCTGTGACCGCTGCAAAGGTCAATGTCTCTGAGCTGTTTGCTAATTCTGCTGTTATTGGTGCAATTCAATCGTCATCAATAACAACGTCTGCCGTAGTGAGTGCGATTGGTAGTTTTGAGTTCATCCAAGCGTCCAACATTGTCGCTGGCTCAATTACAGGGGCAAAGCTATCCATCAACACGATTGAAGCAAACAAGATCAAGCTCGACGGTCTTACGTTAACTTCTAGTGGCGACAACCTAGTCATCAAATCGGGCGGGGTGGGCACCAGTCAGATTGCTAGTAATGCGGTGACGCAGATCGCACAAGACCTAAACACCGGCACACAGACGTTCTCAGGAAACAGCAGCTTCCGCATATTTAACGCGATTGCTCAAGTGACCTATACCGGAACGGGCGCGACAGCGCAGATTGGCGGCAAGTTTATGGTGAGAAGCCACAACGACCAGTGCTTGTGTCAGTTTAGAATCAAGCGCGGCTCAACAATCTTATTCACCTCTGCAACTTTCGCCGTCAGGCCATCCCCTGAAGGCATCAGTGTGCCGATTGGATTTATAGACACTGGCGCGTCTACCGGATCAGTCACTTACACGTTGGAGGCTGGGTTGAACGACGAGTTTCAGAATTACCTTGATGCGTTCCTTTATGTCTTGGAGACGAAGCGATGAGCGATGACATGACAGTCGAAATCACCGAGATCTGGGTACATGCCCGAGCTAGGCGTGACTATCGCTTGCAGATGAGCGACTGGACGCAGATGCCGGACTCACCCCTCACTGATGAAAAGAAAGCGGAGTGGGCCGCTTACAGGGCGGCATTGAGGCAGATCCCACAGACCTATGAAACAGCAAGCCACTTGGCTGATATAATTTTCCCAGAACCACCGAGTAACTAAAAATGGCGACACAAGTACAATTTAGAAGAGGCAGCACAGCGCAAGTCGCGGCAGCAACGCCAGCGGCAGGCGAGATAGTTGTAAACACCGACAAAGATACAGTAGTCGTTGGGGACGGTTCCACAGCAGGCGGTTTTGAGCTTGCGCGAGCGGAT